AGAAAGAGGGGAGGAGAAACGGCATGGGTCATCTGCGCCTGCGCGCCCCCAGATTTGACCCACCCCCCGAGACTGCCGGCGGGGGGTCATGCGCGATTCCCGCGCCGTGAATTGCAGGTGCAATGGGCGGGTAACAATAAAGAATCTGGACTCGTATCGCCTGGGTGCACGTGATCGGCTGTCCAAGGGTCATCCACTCTTGTTCCTTCACCGCATATCCAGCATCGGGTGGCCGTCTCCCTCACCGCCTTGGCTCGAGCTGCGTAGTTTCCTCTGTAGTGAGGTCGGTAGGGCTTGGGTCGCTCAGCCTGCCAGGTGGCTTGGCAGGTGTCGCATCTTCTTTGGTTTGTTGTCAGTTGATGACATGTGAGGCAGGGGCGGCGGATGGGCATGGTAAGGGTGCTGGGGTTACCAGAGGGGGTCGAGATGGTCGGGAACCACCTCATTGTTTTTGTGTTGATTTTGGGTGGGTGGTTCCCAGTTTGACAGGTTTTCTTCTCCCGAGTTTTGGGGCATGGGAACCACCACCCCCCTATAGGGGGGTGGGGTGGTTCCCTTATGCACGCTGGGTTCTAGAAGGTGGTTCCCAAGTGGTTCCCGTTTTTGGGGTGGTTCCCACTGGTTCCCGAGAATTGACGGGAACCACCTCAAGTGGGTCTGGTTTGGGCTGCTTTCGGCATCGGATCGCCTCTGAGACGAGGGTCTTTCGTCCCAGGGTGATGCCCTGTTCTTTGGCCAGTTTGATCGTCTCATTCACCCCGAGGTCGAGGGGGTAGCCGAGTTGGTCTAGGCGTCGGGCTAGGTCGATGGCTTGGATGGTGAAGCCTCGGTTGCTGGGGGCTTTGTATCGGATGGTGATGATGTCGTTGAAGTCTTCGACGATGAGGTCTACCTTTTCTGGACACCAGCTGATGCGTGAGTGGGTTCGGACGAGTCGAACGCCTTCGTCTGTTTTGTCAAGGCGGTACACGATGTCAACGTCGTCGTTTTTGGCTGAGGAGCCTCGTTGTCCCTGACCCACCTTCTTGCCTGCGTGGTCGGTTCGGACGAGGGCGATCCCAGCTTTTTTGAGGGCGAGGCCTGTGGTGCGGGCGAAGGCTCGGTAGGAGTCGGCTTTGTCTTCTTCGCCTTCGATGGCGCGTCCGGTGGTGTCGATGATGACGACTTCGGCTTTGGTGAGTTCGCAGAGTTTGGTGAGGGCTGTGGCTCCTTCGTAGGTGTTGAGTGGGGGGAGGGAGGGGATGAGGGCGTAGTGGAGGTGGGAGTAGTCGTCGTCTTCGGTGTAGCCGAATTGTTCGAGGCGTTCCATTAGGTCGGCTTGGGTCATTTCGTAGTCGAGGTAGAGGGTGTGGACTGGTGGTTGGGATGGTTGGCCGAGGATGGGTTTGCCGGTTGCGAGGGCTGCGATGATGTTGAGGGTGATCCAGGATTTGCCTGTTTTGGCTCCTGCGAAGAGGGCGGTTTGTCTGCCTCGGGCGATGAGGGGTTTGGCGATCCAGTCTTCTGTGGTGTGTTCTCCTTGCCAGAAGTCGTGCCAGTTGATGAGCATGTTGTGGAGTTCGTCTGGGGTGGTTTGGGTTGGGGGTTGGTTGGGTTGAGTGGGTTGGGTTTGGAGGTAGGTGTGGGCGGCTTGTTTCCAGTCGCCGTTGTGGTGTCTGGCTGCGTAGTAGCCGAAGCGGTTGTAGCCGCCTTCTGGGAGCCAGGGGATTGCGCTGGTGAAGACGATGAGGGCGTCGTTGCCGTTGTGTCCGATGGTGGCTGAGGTTCCTTCGCGTGGGTCTTTGCCTGGGCGTGTCCAGTGTTGTTCGCCGTGTCGGTCGGTTTTGACGAGTGTCCAGCCGTCGGGGATGAGGAGTTGTTCCCAGGTGGTTTCGGCGTTGTATCGGGCTGAGGGGGTGGTGGGGTCGTTGAGGAAGGTGTCGGGTGTGGTGGGTGGTTTGATGGGTTCGGGTTGTTTGGTGAGGAGCTGGATCAACCAGTCTGGGGCGTGGGCTGGTTTGCGGTCGTGTGGTGATTGTCCGATGTTCCAGGTGTAGGGGCGTCCGTTTGGGTGGAGGGTTGGGTCGGCTAGGACTTGGCCTCCTTCGCCTCTGATGTCGAGTCCTTTGCCGAGGCGTGTTCCTGCGTTGTTTCGGATTTCGGTGGGGCTGTAGTAGTAGAGGTGGCGTCCTCCTGTGCCGGTGGTGGCTTCGACGGTTTCGGGGAGTTGTCCGTAGGTTTGTTCGAGGTCGTGGAGTGTGTCGGAGCCTTTGTATTCGTCTCTGTCGTCTACGTCGAGGACGAAGATGTGGCCGTTGGTTGTGCGTCCTGTGGCGATGCCGATGCCGTAGCCGTGATAGGTGTCTGTCCACCATTCGGTGATGGTGTCGGGGTTGGTGGTGGCTTGGTTCTGCCATTCGTTGATTGGCGGGTATTTCATGCCTGGTTTGATGGGGATGACTCGGATGCCGAGTTGGGCGTAGCCGAGCGCGGCTTGAAGCATTCTGTTCGTCATGCTGTTTCCTCGAAGCTGATCCAGTCAGGCCATATTTCGAGTGGGTGCATTCCCATCTGGATTGCGTAGCGGTCGGCGGTGTATTCGTCGATGGCACACGTTGGGTTGTGTCGCCAGCGGTGAATGATGGTGCGTGATACTCCGAAGTGTTCACCGATCACTCGGTCACCCATGCCGTCGGGGAAGAGTGCGAGCAACGGTTGTACGGGGAAGTATTTCAAGTTTTTTCTCATGACGCCTCCTTTGCGTTGTGAGTTGGGGTGGGTTGAGGTTAGTCGGTGTCGTCGTCGTTGGCGATGAACAGTTTGGCGATTCGTAGTTTTTCTGCTGCGGATGCTGATTCGAGTAGGCCGAGGGTGGTTGAGGCGGTTTGGTTGGTTTGGCAGGCGACCCAGAATGACTGTTCGCCGGTGAGGGTTTCTGTGGTGGCGACGATGACGTAGGCGGTGACGTGGGCTTGTGCTTGTGCTTCGATGTAGTCGGATATTGGGTCAGTCATCGTCTTCTATTCCTCTGTCTCCGCACCAGGGATACGGGTGTGGGTTGCATGGGCAGGGTTGGCGTTGTCCGTTACTCATCGGCGAGTTCAGCGTAGTTGGCGTGGCTCATGGTGAGGAGTCGTCCGTCTTGGGTGATAGCGATCCAGGTTGGTGCGTCTGGGTCGCATCGGCAGCCTTCGAGTTGTCGAGGGTTGTGTTTGACAAGGTGTTGGCATTTGAGGCAGACGACAGCGTGGGTCACAGGTTGTCCCTCCGTTCTTGTTCTTCGATGAGCATCTGGAGTGTGCCGAGGTATCCGGCTGCGTCGATCAGGTTGTCTTCTTTGTGCATGTTGCATTCACGGCTGATCTTGACACCGACCATGCAGAGGGCGACCTGTTCGGCGGTGATGGGGATGCCGATGATGGCTGTCCAGATTTGGGCGGTGCGACTGAAGTCATCGAGCGGGTGTCCGTAGTCGTCTTGGCGTTTGCCGTTGATGAGGAAATCTGCTTCTTCGAGAATGTTCATGTCAGGACGCCAGGATGATGAGGACGATTGCAAGTCCGAATACGAACGCTGCGGCTACTTCGACTCTCACAACTCACCTCCGGTGGCGATCAGCACTTGGAGGCGTGAGATATCTGACTTGAGTTGCGTCAGCATCGTCTTGGTTTCCTCCAACTGTGCGACTGCGCTGAGGAGGGCTTGGCTGAGCTGGTCGCGTTCAGCGGTGACTCGTTCGAGTGCGGTTGAGAGTTCGCTGATGCGTAACTGGTTCTCCACGTTGAGTTGGTGGAGCATTTCGGGGTCGTATGTCATTTCTTGGTTCTCCTTTGTAGTTCTGTTTCCAATGCTTTGAGGGTTTTGAAGAATGTCTCTTGTTCAGACTGTCCTACGACGAGTCTTTGCAGGAACTTGATGGTGTTCCTTAGGTCGTTGATCGTCACTTCGTCTCCTGATTGTTGGGGGTGTAACAGGCAGGTGGCGCATCGGGGGGATGAGGAGGTGCCACCTGCCTGTCACGATTTCACCACAGTTCGGTTGATGCGTCCTGTGGCTTGGGTGCCTCGACCTTAGCCTTGTAGAGCTTCGGTGCGTTGAATCCCTTCTTCTTTTCTCCGTCACCGGAATACTTGACGGTCAAGTTGGCTCCGATCATGGTGGACAGTCCAGCGGCCTGGGCTGCTTCACGAATGGCCTTTACCATGTTGCCTCGCGCCCAGATGTTGCCGAACTCGCCGTTGTTTTCGACGGTGAACACGAACACGAATCGGGTGTCCCCGTTCGGCCAGGTCTTGATGTTGCCGTCTGGGTCACGGTCTTCAAGTTTCTTCACTTCGACGACACGCCCTGTGTGGGTGTCGTTGACGTTCTCGAACTTGAGAGCGGGATATTTGCTCCCGCCTTCGCTCATGAATACGTCGGTCATTGCTTGCCTCCTTCAGAGGTTTTAGGGATGATTTGGAACTTGCTGGTTTGCGGGTCATACGACAGGTCGTAGGCGTTCACGCTCAACATGAAGCAGGCTTCAGCGAACCGTGCTGCTTGTTCTGCGTTCATGTTGGCGAGGCCGTCTGCGACCTTGCTGTATGTGTTTCCTGATGCGAACCCCGCAAGGTCACGAATCAGGTCGGTGTCGAACTGGTTTGAGGTGATGAGCCAGTAGATACCTCTGGCGATCTCAAACCTTCGACGCGAGTTGATTTCCGAACCGAACCCGCAGCCACCCTGCTCTGCATATTGCAGAGCTGAGTGGAAGTGGGCGCGGTTGCGGTTTTGGAGTTTGGCGATGAGTGATTTGAGTGTCTCAACCGAGGCGATGTCTTCGGGGTTCTGACCCATCATGTCGCCCTCGAAGTCGTTGAGGATGCTCATGGTTTGGCGTCCTTGACGATGTTCACGAGTGTCGCCATGCGAACCGTAGCGGCATCCATGAACGATTCCCAATCCATCTCACGCAACATGGCGAAGTCCATCTCCAGTTCTTCGACGACGACAGCCATGAAGTTGCGGTTATTGGGGTCGCCTTGTGAGACGGCATTGATGCGCCTGATGCGTTGGATTGCGTCGTCTGCGCTGATCCCGTATCCGAACGGATGCGTGGGTAGTGCTGGTTGTTCAGCCATTGGTGGCCTCGCTCATCGCATCCTCGAACGTGTCGCTCGCACGACGCTTCTTCTTGGGGAGGGTTGGGTCGGTTTCGCCGAATGGGTGGTCGATTTCGGCTTCGACTTGTTCGACGATTTTGACGATGCGGGTGAGTGCGTCGTTGTCGGCGTCGGCGATCCGTGGTGTGTCTTGTGGCCAATACAGCTTGACGGTGGCTTGGGCATCGTTGGGGAGTGCTTTGATGCGGTTGGTGAGCCAGGTGCGTCGGGCGGTGATGTCGGCCTGCGGAATCGGACTTTCCGCAGGCTCGACAACCCTCCGCTTCTCTTCGGAGAACCTGTACGGCTTGAACAGGTCTTTGCGCTTACGCCAGTTGCGCACAGCGAGCGACTGGTGGAGTGCTTCGAGTCCTGCTTCGATGTTGACTTCGTAGAAGTCGCATCGTCCTTCGCCTGCTGGGAGGTGACAGATGATGCCTTTCGTCTTGTTGATGTCTGGCATGGGGGTTCGTGTGCCGGTCTTCCAGTCGTAGACCCATTGGGCGTTCGCATAGGCAGCGAGCTGGATACTGATTTCGCCGTGCGCGTAATCGAGTGAGGTGCCAGTCTTCAGGTCAAAGATGACGAGTTCTCCGCTCATGGTTTTGACGATGCGGTCGGCTGTGCCAGCGTATTCGAGGTCGTCGTGGATGAGGAGGACTTCGATGAAGTCGGGCAGCATCTCGATCCCGTAGGCCTGTGTGGCGATGCGATACGTCTCGATGTCTTCCTGTAAGCCTGGGAGGATTTGTGGCTTCAGGCCGAGGTCGATCTGCTGGGTGATGGCGTGGAGCGCGGTGCCAAGGTTCGCTCGACTGTACGCACCGGCAGCATCGATGCATTCGTTGGCGATGCGGTTGAGCTTGTCGCGGTCGCTGATCGCCGTTGATGCCTGAGCCAACAGGTCGGGGCGTTTCACGACTCCGGTCAACGCCATGCGAACCTTCCAGTCGGCGAGCGATGCGGTGTCGCTCAACGTCTTGGCGACGGTGGTGACTCGGGTGTAGCCGACGGTCTTGCCGTCTGGTCGCTCAATCTTGTATCTGCCCCATCGGTCTTTCGGGGCTTCTTCGATGTTGAAGTCGTCGGTTGTCATGTTTCGCAGGCCTCCTTATGGCTTGGGAATCTTGGGACTAGGAACATTACTCGCTTTTCAGCGCATGTCAATCATTCCTTGGGGGTGTGTTGGGGTTGTCACCGAAGTCAATAGCAGCCAGCAGGGACGCCCATACCCAAGCAGGCATGATCGCATACCATTCGTCAACATCCATTGACCCGCGACGCTTCACGATGAGGGTGCCAGTCCAAGCGTCAGCGTTCTCCATCTCAACCCTCAGCTCTTCAAGCCAGCCTGGAATGTCAAACTGTTTCTGGTTTTTGACTTCGATGCAGACGCCTGGGACGCCTTCGATGTCGCCTCGGTCGTCTTGCCATCCGGCACGGGAACGCTCAGCATTTACCCAACCCCACTCTTTCAACCATTTGGCGACAGCGAGTTCAGCTGCGGAACCTTTGCGTTTCTGAGGGGATGTCATTTGTGGCTCCTTGCTTGAACGTAGCGTTGGCGTTCCATCGTAGTCAGACCACCCCAGATGCCATGTTCGTCACCTGCTATCGCATAGTCGAGGCAGGTTTGTCGTACTGGGCAGTATTGGCAGAGTTGTTTGGCTTCGATGATGTCGTCTCTGCGGTCGGAGAAGAACAGGTGATGCCGCCCGTGACATTCCGCGAGGTCATGCCATGCGGGTTTGTTCGGTCTGAATACCTGATCGCCTTCCGACCACAGATCAACGATGTGGACGTTCATCGGGCGGTTGGGTGGCGACGCTTCGCAGCCTTCAACTCGCGTCGAAGTTGATACTGCTCACGACGCTTCTGTTCCCGTGCTGGTGCGCTGATCCAGATGTGTGCGAACACGACTGCGACGAGGTTCATGAGGCCGAATAGCACCCAGTCGAACTCGGTTTTGACTTGGTCTGGGATGTCTTCTGCTGGTGGGAGTATTGCCCAGCCCCACAGTAGAACTACTGCGACGCCGAGCATGATGAGCTTGTTGCGGTTTGGGTTTTCCATGTTGCCCTCCTTACGGGTTGTCTTCGACCTTAGGGCATGACTGTCCATAAGTGGTGGATGGTCACAAACTCCAATGCCTCAAACCACCGTTCTCGTAGAGATATTTGGCGACAGCCAGGTTGCAGCGAGGGTCGAAGAGGACGTTCATCTTCCCGTATGGGGTGCCACAGATTGTGGCGGTGACGGTCTTCCAACTGGAATTATTTTGGACGAGTCCATAGTCCTGTGTGCCGTTCCGGTTGAGGGTTTTGTTGTGTGCTTTCGGATTGCAGCGGGATTCACGCCATGCGATGTAGGAGAATGCTTCGACGGGGAGGCCGTATTCGGCGATGAGCGGTTCCCATTGTGGGCAACGCTTTGTTTCGTCTGCCGGAACCCCTTTCGGTAGGGGTGGTTGGGTGGGGCTAGAAGGCTCTCTGAGGCCTCTAGGAACGCCTGTGAGGGGCGCAAGGTCTTGGGGTGGGGTGTTGTTGGGGGTTTGGGCGTAGGCGATGCCTGTGCCGAGGGTGAGTAGGGC